CGGAAACGTCCGGCTGCCCGTCTTGTCCTTCCGCGTTGTAACTTCGAGTTGCTGCTGGACCGCCAGCTTCAAGGCGGGAATCCGGTTCGCGGAAGTCACCGCCGCCACGTTGCCGTAGGCGCTCTCCAATGCCGTGTAAAATCGGTTTGCGTTAGACGAAATGTACGAGGACATGTTAGTTTATGCTCACTCCTATATCGAGGGCGATCTTCGCCGTCTGAATGAAATTCCTGCCGCCATGCTTCGCCGCGGCGAACGATACCTCGTATCCGCCCGCGTAAAACATGCCGTTGCCCCAATCGCCGCGGCTCGCGCTCAGCGTCTCGGTCATCGCGTCCGTGTAGAGCTCCAAAGCGTTTTGGAGACCCTCCAGCCGGTCGTGCGAGTGCCGCACTTCCACAATCATCCGGGCCGAGCCGGAAAAGCTCCGGGACTTCTCGGTCAAGGCGTTCACGAGTTTTTCGCAATACACGTTGACCGCCGGATAGTTCACGGTTTCGCTGCGCTCCATCAGGTCCGCGGCTGCGTTTTGCGCGCGGATCTGGGCCGTGTTCAGCGCCGCCGCCGGCATGCTGTCCGCCGCCGAGAGCGCCGCCAGCGTGGCGTTGGCGCCCGCTGGCGCCACTATCAGTTGGATAATCTTGTCGCTGATGGCGCTTCCTAGTTTTGCCGTCATTAGCCCCTCTGGATCACTCTTGGAACCGGTTTGATGTAGTTGGGAATTTGCCCCTGGCCTGCCAGCCGTCCGGTCTCCGCCAGGGTTCCGGGCTGGGTCCAGGTTTGGCCGGTTCCGATGGGCGTTCCGTTCTGCCGGAACATCGAATCGGGGCCGCCGCCCACATACACGTTCCACCCCGCCGCGTTTTTCGGCGGATTCGTGGGCTGGACCCGAAGCGTGCCGCCAACCGTTGAGACGGTGGCTGGCGAGGCGCTCGCGCCTTCCTCGCCAGCTTGGTTGGTCCACGCCATGGTCGCGTAATAGGTTGCGTCCGGAAGCGCGCCCGGCGCGCCGGACACGGCCATCACGCCTGGCATGACGGCCCTGGGGATCGGATCGAGTACCACCCCGGCCCCAATCCGGATCAGCTTGTCGTACGCCCAGCTCGCCATCGAGTGGAATTGGTCGCGCTTGTTCGCATACCGGTCGTTTAACTGGCTGTTGTATGCGTCGGCGTATACCATCTCCAGGGCGCGATAGGTGTGCCAGAGCCTGAGCGCCGGCGTTACCACCACGCGGTGGACGCTCGGTTGCGGCGCAAGCCACGATAACTGGTCCGGATAGTTCATTCCGGTCAGCAGCACATCGAGCCCCAACGCGACTTCTTCCTGCGCCAGAGCCAGCTTTTGCGTCACGTCGATGTTTTCGGCAGTGGCCACGTCTGCAAGTTGCGCGTCCTGGGCCGAAAGATCGTCCATGCTCGATACGAGACCGTCCGTGAACAGAGCCATGTTGTTACGCCGGGTCCTTCAGGGAGTCCGCGACGCCCTTCAGCTTGTTGAGTTCGGCCGTCGTCAGCACCGAAAACTGCACCTTTGACGCCGCCGCCGCCTGGTCGGCCGCGTTCTTCGCGGCGGCTTGCGACGCGCGGAACGCCGCCGCATCCGCGCTCGACGCCAGGCCCACTTCCCCTTCCACAATCATCTTCGCGGCGATTTCGCGCGTGACCTCGGTCAGGACTCCCGGCTTGCCGCCGTCGGCCGTCGCCAAACTCACTACTACGGGATAAGCGTCCGTAATAGTCGCTTCCGTGGCTCGAATTTTCTGGTAATAGGCTGTCAGATCCATCTTTTTTCTCCTTTTAATGGGGCGCGGGGACGGACCAATCTGTCTGTCCCCGCTTCCCGTCGTCTTACGTGTTCACCTGCACGCCCGCCGTGTTCCGCAGCACGCCGCAGCCGTACAGCACATCCACCGTGAACTGTTGCGCCAGCGTGTTCGGCTGGTAACTCATCACCACCCGCATGCCGAAGTTACCGAGTTCGGCGTACTCCGCGATCGCTCCGGTCCCGGGCAGAGGCTGCGGCAGGCGCCGGATCACCAGGCCGATGGCGTCCTTCGTGAACGCCAGGTTGTGCGTCGTCACCACCGCGGGGGCCACGCCCGTCTGTTGTACGAATTGCGAACGGAACACGTAGAAGTCCTTGAACTTCGCCACTGTGCCGTCGATCAGCGCGCGCAAGCCTGCGGCGCCGGCTGACTGGAACTCCTCGAACAGCGGAATCTGCCGCCATGCCGAATAGGCCGCGGCGTTCACCACGATGAACTTCTGCTCGCTGGGCGGGACCTTCGATTGGAACAGGGCTGTTTCCGCCGCGTCGATCGTGGCTTCCGTCAGCGCCGTGCCGGCCGTTCCCACCGGGGTGTTGAGCGTGAAGCCCGCGTACAGGCTCAGCAGATCGCTTTCGATCTTCTGCGCGATCGCAGCCACCGACGGCTGCATGTACAGCTTCAGCAGGTCCGGCACTGCCAGCACCTTGGTCACATCCGGAATCTGGAAAGTCGCTTCAGCGTGCGTGTTGAGTATGATCTGCGCGTTCCCCAGACTTGGATTCTGCGTTTGCACCGTCCCGCCTTCCAGGATGTTGTTCGCCACCATGGTCGGCGGAATCGGCACGTTGATTGTATCGCCGGCGTTCGCTAACACCGGCTCGTAGTCGCGATTCACAAGGTTCCCCATCACGAGGTTCCCTACCAGTACCGGCAAAGCGTCCGCCGCCACTAGCTTCACAATCGCGTTTGCGACGTTTGTTGAGGTAATTGCTGCCATTCGTTCTCCTGTTTATTCTTTCCGCCCGGCCTTCCGGGCCCGTACTTGGTAATTCTTCACAGCCCCCGAAGGGTCTGCGACGCCACGCGCACGATTTCCTCTCGTACCCGCCGCATCTCTTCCGCGCTCATGCCCGGCCGGATCTGCTCGAGAGTCACCGTCTCCCGGCCTTCCAGCGGCGCCTTGAAGGTCGCCGTCATTCCGGTCCCCCCCGCGATGCGAGCCGGCAGAAACTCCGGGTTCTCGGCAACGAAGGCGGACAGATATTCCTTTAACGACACCTGTCCGCCGTCCCCCCGAGCCACCAGCCGCCCGTCTTCCGTCCGCTCGATTTCGTCCTTTACAGCCTTGAAAGCAAGGTCGATCTTAGCCACTCCCAGCCGATGCAGTTCGGCCCGTACCGTCGAACCGCGTTCCGCTTCCTCCGCGAGCTTGCGGCTGTGCTTGTTTTCCGCCACCAGTTCGTTCAGCCTGCGCTCCAGTTGTTCCCGCCGCTTCCGCTCGTCCTCGAGCTCCGCCTTGTAGGCCGGCTCGCTCTTGGCCTGTTCGTTGCTGGCGTATTCCTGGATGGCCTGCCGTACGATCGCCTGAACGTCTATTCCTTCCATAAGCCTCCCGATTCATTCCTTTCGTTGTTTACTCCGCGTACTTCATACCGTCGATCTCGTCCGCCACCCGGTTCTTGACCTCCTGCCGCGCGTCGCACAGGTACTTGAACGCGAGGTTCTTGAACACCTGCTTCTTCAGCGTCTCCGAGCCAATTCCCAGATCCAGCAGCTTCTTCGCATCGTCCAGTTCCCCGCTGTAGTCGTCGATATCGAATTCATCCAGGCCCGATACGTCGATCGAGACTCCGTCCTGCCGCGCCGCCGCGATCGCCCACAGCACCTGCTTCATGCTTTCCTTCACGGCGTCTCCGTATGCGCGCAGCACCTCCTGCGTCACGCTGAAGTCCCTCTGCTTGCTGATGCCGGAAATCCGCAGGTCCCCGCCGCTCGGCGTTCCGGCTTGGTTCATCAGATAGCAGACCCGATAGATCTCGTCCTTGAGTTGAACCAGGTTGTCCGCCGCGATCTGATAAACCTTGCCCTCCGGCTCGGTCCAACCGAAGCGGTCCTGCGGCCCGAGCTGGATGTAGTAGGACTCGCCGACGATCTGGTTCCATTCCCGTTCCGAATAGATCACCGGAGTCGCGAACAGCCCCATGGTCAACGCCCACGCCAGCGCGTTGGACTTATTGAAATGCTCCAGTTGCAGGAGCGCGGCCTTGTTCGTCAGCCACAGGCCTTCCGACACCTGCATGCGGAACAAGGGCACGCGTTTCAGCGCCGCCAGCCCGTGCCGGCCTTCGCTAATAAGCTCGACCGGGCTCGCATCGCCTGCCTTCCGGAAGATCTGGAAGTTTTCGCGGTCGTAGTAGATCCACCGCGTTTCGCGTTCCCATCTTGCGTCCGTGACCTTCGATTGCTGCAGGCACGAAGTCCGGATCACCGCCCATTCCAGGCCGCCCGTTTCGTCGTGGTTCCAGTTGATGACCTCCTCCGGGCTGTAGTCCACCAGGTAGGCCCGCGACCGCCCCGACGCATCCTCTTCCGCGCGGGTCAGCGCGGCCCCGTTCGCCCTCGGAAAATCCACCACCGTGTAGGAGCAGCCGTACACCAGCGTCTGCACGAACCGCTGGCGGAAAAACTCGCTGAGGCTCGTGTCCTTCAGATCGCAATTCGCAGACAAAAGGCTGAAGTAATCCTTCGCCGCCGCGTCGCTCCCTTCAATCGCCACGGCCGGCGCCCGGCGGATCAGCGTCGCCGCGTACCAGTCCACGATCGAGCCGATGTAGTTCTCGTAGAACACCCGGCTCAGCCGCTCCTGGTAAATCTCGCCCGGCTCCTTGTGCCGCCGCACCAGGTAATCCGAGGCGTTCGTGCGCAGGCGTTCGCCGCCCGCGTAGAGGTCCTTGTACTGCTTCCACATCGCCTTCCGCGCGATGTATTCGGGATGTTCGCGATTAATATTTTGCATATGAGTCTCAAAGGGGCAGCCGGTTTCCTTGCTCTCCGATGGCTTGCCCCTTTTTGCAGTGATGCCAAACCAGGTACCCCAGCGCGTCCGACAGGTGCGTCCGCATCCGGTCCCGGTCCTTATCGATCTGGCAGCCTTCCGTCTTGTAG